CTACCTACCACAATATTTTGTGAAGTTCCATCAATATTTACAGTTGTGCCAGTATTATCAAATGATTGTATTATTAATTTAGCGTTAGCTCTACTATCTTTAGTAGCATATAGGCCACCTAAACAATTTAGCATTTTTGACCAAGTATTTCTTTCAATTCTTGAAATTAAACCTGAATAAGATTCCCTAACAAAAATATCTTGATTTGGCTTTATTTTAACTAAGGAATTTGAATTTATAATTAAAACTTCTGATAAATCAGAAATATAAAACACTGACTCTGTTTGATTATAATTAGCAGTTATTGGTAATTGCATTTCAAATTCCTTATTCTAATTCTTGATTAAAAACAACTCTAGCTGATACTGTTCCTGTAACAGCAGTTACATTTATCAGAATATTTTGTGCAGAGGAAACCACATATTGACCAGATGCTGTTAATGTGGTCAATACTAAATCTTTAGTAGGATCATCAAAAGGGTTTGAAATAATATTGACCGATGCAGTACCTGTAATGTTGATTGAGATAGTGCTAAGAGCGGGGCAGAATACGCCGTTACTGCGCGTAATTGCGCTAACTAACTGAGTAGGTACGGGCTTTAAAATATCAGTGCCAGTCCCGGCCCCTGTGCTTGTTTGAGCGAAAAAGTAACCAGGACGTAACATAAATATTCCTTAACGTTGTTTGTGTCTACGAGTAATAGCAGTATCAAGTGGAGATTTTAAACTTGAAGCAAGTTCCTTTAAGTTAAGTCCACTATTTTTAATCATTTTCATTCTTTCAGCTCTTTCAACAAGAACTTCTTGTTGATTAGCAAGATACATGCGTATTGCATCTTGAGAAGTTACAATACCATTTTGTTTTGCTACTGCATCAGATAAGTCAGTAATTAATTTTGTTTTTTCTTTTATTAATTGATCCAACTTTAATTTATCATTAGTTAAATCTTCAAGAAGTTGCTGCTCAATTTCCAAAATTTCATCTAATGAAACTTCATCAGATTTTGCAGCTATTTCAGAAACTTCATTAGAAGTAAGAGCATCAGTAACCACAGTTTCTGTAACCGGCGGTAAAATGGTAGCCGATAAAACTGATGCTCTTGTAAATCCAGGAGCAATTTCATTTATTGACTCCCTTGTAATCGTTGAATCACCCGTTAAAAATTTTAAAGTTTCAATTCTTGGTAATCCGTCAGCCGTCCAATGATTGTCATTATCCTGAGATAATTGTTGTAAGGCTTGAGAAATTGATTGTAAAATCATTAGTAATTTCCTGTTACAGAATATGTAATGTAAACCATACCAACAACATTAACTAAGACAGGAGCTGTGGTTACGTTTGCAATTGTGAAATTTAAATTAGCCGTTATTTGAGGGCCAGTTTTTACAGTTACAGAACTTGCAGAGTTACCAGTTGAAACTAATTTAGCTGTAGTACCACTAACGCTATCTGAGTTATCAATAAGTAAATTTAAAACAGTTCCAGCCGCATGTTTAACAGCAGATATAGCAGCAGAAGCAGTGTTCATAGCTGTAGAAGCAACTAAGTTAACGTCTGTAGTAGCTAGAACGTTATCAGCAGTTGCAGTTGTTCCAATAGAAAAGTTACCAGTAAAGGCAGCAGATACGTTAGGATTGGCAACTCCATTAACTAATGCAGAAAAAGCAAGATCAGCAGTTACTTCTGTAATTAATAAGTTACCTCTAGGTAATCCTAATAGTATTGCAGTACCGAAACCAGGAGCACCAACTGAGCAATTAACCTGAATATTAACAGGAATTTCTTTTGTTATAACATTGGTATTAGGGCCATTAATATTACTTCTTTGTAAACCTTTAGACATCATATACTCCTTATTTAAAAAGAAAGGGGTATTTAAACCCCTTTTGAATAACTACGAGGAAGTATTAAAATTCTCGAGTTTTAAGACGAGCAATTTTGATTTGCTTACGTTCAGGGAATACACGAGACCAGGATGTTGCAAGAGCAAGTGTGGTATTTGTTGGACCACCAGTGGTATAGGTAGGAAGGTAAGCATGACCAGCAGGATGAATACACCATTCTACGCGATTATGCAAAGTTTCTTGACCTGAACCCTTACCAGCTTGAGGTAAACGATAAACTTCACTTGGAACTTGTGGTGAACCCATACCTAATCTAACAGCAGCAGTACCAAATAACCAAGATTCAAATACACCACCAGAGAACGGCATACCATCATCAACAATAACTTGACGACCCATGAATGTAGGAATTCTTGTAGTTCCAGTTGAATCAGAAACAAAATCAATCAAATCATTCTTAATCATTCGACCATAAACAATGGAATGAACCATAATCATGCTTAGATCATTCATTGAGTCACCCATTGTAGTGGTAGTATCAACAAATGATTCTGCGGTAAAATTAGTTACACCATTAACAAAAGCTACACCGGACGCATCAAAGGTAAGATCATTAATAATGTGTGTATCAGTACCAGTAGGAGCCGCCGCATTATCAAGGAATACACCTTTCATTGTGGCAACAAACAAACTTTGTAATCTACGCGCCCAATATTCACCAAGACGATTTCCAATAGCAGCCATAGGGTCTGCACTGATTAAATCGCTAGTTAAATCCATTGATGCCCAAGAATTGTTTCTTGATAAACGAACTTGAGTCTCAGTTAAAGAACTGATTTTGTTTGGCAAAGACATAACAGTTGGATCATCGGATGAAGTATTTTCTTCATCATTGTCCAAATCTTTGAAGCTAGGCACATTGAAAGTAGAACCTGCACCAGCTAAGTTTGCAGATAAAGTAGCGTCCATAACTACAGCACCAGACTTAATCAAATTTGATTTTTCTTGTGTAATAACTTGAACATACGGGTTAAAGATTGCTGGTACAACGACATCAGCAATACGAATTGTTCCTAAAGACATAATAAGTTCTCACTAAAATAATTAAGGTTTAAATTATAACCATGTATAATTAGATTAACAGAGAACCATGCCTCTATTTAGGGGATAGCTTACTATGCCACCCCCTATCAAGTCAACTATTTTTTAGCGGGTCTACGGCCTCCTACAGTAGTTCCCGCAGCTTCTGCCATTTTTTCAGCTCTTGATGCACTAAGATTGAGAATTTTACCTTGTTCAGTTAAATTCCAATGTGCATCAGACCAAGGGTTATTCTGACCTTGGAAGCCACCTCTATTTCCACCAGCACCACCACCAGAAGTTTCACCCCACCAATGTGGTCTTTTATTTTGAAGATCAGAGAACCACATTGCAGGGTCAGACCCTTGTGTGAAGCCTGAGTTTTCTTTGGCAATAACAGAGCCTTCTTGAGTCAATTCAAAAACACGTTCACCTAATAGAAGTGCATCCTCGATGGCTTCTGATTTAACACCCGCCTTAGTTGCCGCTTCTCTAATGGCAGAGTGAATGGCTAAAGTTCTGTCTTTTTCAACATACTTATCGTTGATACTAGTAAGTTCTGTTTTTTCATTGGTCAATACCTGAATAGTTCTTTCAAGCGGAGCAATACGAGATTTAATTCGTGTTTCAACAATGTCATTTATTTTCGTATCATCAAGATTACCGGCAGCAGCCGCTTCAAGTTCTGGAATTCGATCAAGCTTTGCAAGAATATCATGAGGATCATTCGAACCAAGAATTGAATATTTTTCTTTAGTTGATTTGTGAGCTTCACGTTCTTTAACTAAGGCAGTATTTAAACGAGAAATATCAGCTTCTGTTTTAAGACCTTCAACACCAGTTAATTCAAATTTACCATCTTTCTCAGTGTAAAGAGAGTGATATGCATCATCAACAGCGTCTAATGAATCTATAATTATTTTTAACATTTTAAATCCTTACTATGGGTTAGAAATTTGTTTCGGTGGGTTATTAGGCTGATTAGAAGGAGCCGAGTCCTTTGGAGTAAGTAAACCTAAAAGTTTATTTTCAGATTTTATTTTACTTAATTCAGTGTTGTAATCTAGGTTAGTTAAACCACGATTAACTAATACTTTATGAATACTCTCAATTGATATTGGAGCACCCAGTGATCTTGCATTTAATAGGTTAACAAGTTCTTGTCCTTGAAGTTGAATATCAGCAAAATCCATATTGGGAATTACTTTAACTTTAGATTCATCGACACCTTTCCAACGTGCAATAATTTTCAATGAATTTTCTAAAGCTAATGCACCAGTTAGAGCAATTTGATTTAACGTTGCAGTTTGAGCAGCTAACCGCACCCGTAAGGCTTCCCCACTTTCGACATTTGATTTAGTTCCAATTAAACGACCTGATTGAGTCTCAGCACGCTTCCTATCATTCTCAAGACAAACACGTTGTTCAGCTAAACCCTTTGAACTAACTCCAATATACTTAGCGTCACCATTAAGATCAATATCAATACGGCTTCCCGCCCCTGTGCGTATAGCTTCGGTTCCAGTAGGGTCTGAATTAGGGTTACGAACAGAACCAATCACCACAAGCGTATCTTGACCCTGCATAAACAAAGAATAACGATAATCAGCCTCACCTCTATAAATTGACCACACTATATTAGCGAGTCCTAACAGTGGTGAATTCTCAGGTTCAGGTAATAAATCCTTTGAGTTTGCAAATACGAATGGAATTTCTTTTAATGTTCTACCTAGAACAGCAGGATAAATCATAGCAGATTCATCGTATTGTGATGAATTATTAAGAAATAAACCTTGACGATATACTCCTGATCCATCAAGATCTAAAATTCTATGCTGATTAACAATTTTCCATGTTAAAGTTCCAGCATCACGTCTAGGTCCGGTTTCATCCAGAACAACCATATTTACTTTATCTGTACTTATGCTGTCATTACTCTCATCCCAATTGAAAATACTTTCTGCCGCATACAATGAAAGGAAAGGTAAGTTTTTTTCTGCTAATGATGAATCTTTATCTGGCGGATCTACTAAAATTCCACAGCGACCTTGTAAAATTTGTTCAGCATGAATTCTACGTAATAATGAATCCAGTGATTCACCTTTAATTGATGCATTAGCTCTTAATGGTTCCAGTTCAGGAGGAAGTTCAATTACTGATTCTTTCTGATGAAGTAAGCCAATATAAATCTCAACTGCATCTTTTATGTAGTCTGGAAATACAGCTCGTTCTAAAAATGATTCATAAGCTAGTCTTCCTGGTTGACCTTTTAACATACCATCTAAAACCATTCCCGCAGTAGGTTTTAAGTATAAATCTTCCTTAGCTTTGACGTGTTGTTCCCCTTCATTAAAATCTCGAAGAAGTAACCATTGGTCTTTATGTTTGTGGTAACTAGGATGTGTTGAAAGAATCATTGTATTTCCTAAGGAAGTTTATTTAATAGCTTAAACCAAAATTGCAAAATTTTCAATACTTAATGCGCTCCGCTAGTTCTTCCACCTTTAGCACCTACACCAATTGATAGAAGTTTATATCTAGCTTCATCACCAACATGGTCTTCTGCCTCTGTATCAACATCATCAGGATTTTTTTCATCTCTTGGTAATACAGGAACTAATTCTATAAAGTGTTTGCATGTATCGAAAATAAATATTCCTGGATGTTCTCTTGGTAACTTAATTCCCTTAATTGGTTTACCTTTATCATCTAATAAGCAAGGGTGTTTTGCCTGTTTTAAATATAGCCTTAATTTTTCCCAACCAGCTATTCTACTTCCTGCTGATTTATCGGATCTAATCCAACTAACACCAGGATATTTAACTCCTGCTATATTAACAGGTAAACCCATAGAAGCAGCCACACTATTACCATTCTCAACATCATAAATAGAATTATCAGCAGGCCCAGGGTGAACCCGTTTATAAATTTTTTGTGCTAATTCTCTTTCAATTATTCCTTTAGCTACCTCAGTTCCTAACATTCTTAAACCTTCGTTAGGACGATTAGTGCAACCATACCATTCTGAAATTCTAAAAATATCACCTCTTACTGTAGTTTTAATTGATCCGTCAGGAAGTATAATATCCGATCCATCACTTTCAGCCCACCAACCAACAGAAAAAGGTTTACTAGAACCCCAATCATAAGAACGATCTATTCTCCAAGATTGTGGTATTTCAAAAGGTTTAACCACATGTACAGATGAATCCCATAGATCGTCAAACATTCCACCAGCTACAACGTCCCAATCACCTAAGAGCCAAGCCCTTCTTTTATTAGGTTCATCAATACTTTCTAATGTGGCTACATATTCAGGACTTAAATATTTATTCTCCATATAAGAACCGAAAATATGAACCTGAGTTTTAAATACATCTTCTCGCTTTTGAGTCTTAGGGTTATAAACATTTATTGATGTTTTTTGAATCTTCCCCATTGGTGCAGCAGCAATAAATTGTTTCTTTACCCAATTATGACCAGGACCCGATGGATTGCATGTAGCAAACGTTTCAAGCGGGATTTCTGGCAAGTGCATTTTCATTGCGTGCCGGTGTTTAACATGTACGTACTCAACACGGCCCACAGTTTCATAAATATTCCGATTAATATAAAACGGAAAGTCCTCTGGCCTAAAGGATGACCTGTTACAAGATGACATTGCTTCAAATAGAATAGATGAAGGATATTTAGTTAACTCATTCCATCCAATGAAAGGAAATTCCTGGCCATGGAAACCCCAATAGTCAGCATCTTTCTTAACGGTACGAAAAAGTAATTCCTCACCTGTTTTCCAAATCCATTTATAATCTGACTTCGAGTTTACAAAACGACATCCATCTTTAAACTCAGGAAACCAACGCATTGATTTAGAAACTAAGTCATCTAAGTTCTTATATTCCCTATCAAAAATAACTCCGCGCCAATGCCGACCATAACCCTGCCCAACTCTAGCTCTAAAACGCATAAGTTGAGCATCTGTTTTTCCCGGTCCCCGACTACCATGATAAACAATTATCTGAGCTGGACAACTAATAGCTAGAGTTTGACTTCCAGGCAGAGGTTGCCAAACTATTCTTTCTTCACTCATCTAATTTTAATTTATCTTTTAAAGTGTGAAAAGCATGAAATTCATCATCATTAAAATCATCCAATACCCCATTATCAGATGCATATTGAATCATTTTTCTTATTAAATCTAATTCAGCTTCCGTAAACATTATCTGAAACCTTCATGTTCCCAAGAGAAATGATTACTATCAGACTCAATAAGAGCTGAACCACCTAAATGAGTACGCCAATATTCTTGTAATTTTTTGTATTCTGAAATATCAGCAATTTTACCGTCTTTAATAATATTCAAGTCAACAGCTAACCTAATTTTGTGACATGAATTAGCTAAACTATACCCAATCTTGACACCCATAGCACCGTGTACGCGAGGATCTCGGTATGCATCACCTAATGTGACGGGTAAGCCTATTTCAGCCGCATACAGTATTAATTTAGCTATAGCAATGGCAAAGTCTTGTTGTTTCTTAACTAACATTATTCCTCCTAACCTTTAATTTAACTACATTAGAGTTTTTTGATTCAAATGCTTCAAATGCTTCAAGAACTTCCCTACAAGTATCTGACCTAACGCAATCTTTAATTATAAAATTAATTACCTTAGCAGTAGAAATAGTTTCAATAATTTCAAGTGCATCTTCAAAACCAGAATCATCACTATAATTCTGAGCCAAGTCACCCATAAATACACAGTAAGTCCCTAAACCCATTCTAGTAAGAATAAGTTTAATTTGTTCTAGTGTTGCATTAGCAGCTTCATCAAGAAGCATTATAGATTTATCAAAAGTCTTACCTTGCATAAATCCAATAGGTTCAACTACAATTCTTCCTGTTTTTAAATAATTAATAACAGTTTCTTTTCCTAATCGCTCATTTAAATATTTAATATAAGGAGCTAAGTAAGGAGCAAACTTTAAATCCATATCACCAGGAAGAAAACCATACTTCTCAAGGGCAGGAACATAAGGTCGCATTAAAATAATTGTAGATACTAATCCACTTTGAAGCATATCACATGCTTTATTTACTGCAATTAAAGTTTTGCCAGTTCCAGCAGGGCCATTAGCAACCGTAATAGATGATCTTGTAATAGAATCCTGGAAAAGTTTTTGATTAGAATTCTTAGGTCGAATAATTTTAACTTTCTTTACTTCTTCCTGTTGAGTTTCTTGCACTGGCTTCTTTTTTAGCGGTTGCTTCTTACTCATAATAAATCCATAATGTGGGGTTAATGGTTAATCCTGAAATTTACCTGTGTTACAAAAGTAAATTAAATTATCTAATTTAATAGATTTATTTAATTTATTAATTGCTGAATTTATAGATAATAATTCTCTTTCTATTACTATTTGGTCTTTTTTATGTTGCCAAACAATATGCTTTTTGCATCTTTTTAAATGTTCAATTAATTCTAACTTTTTTTCTTTAGTCATAATTAGTCCTGTTGAGCCTTAGCTATAAGTTCTTCTTGAAGTTTAATTGCTTCTACTTCCCAATCATCGACATTACCAACTCCTGGAACAACCATAACACCACCACGATTAGTAATCTCAAGTTGATTAGTTACAGGTTTATCCATACCTAAAATTGATGCAAGTTTAGATGCAGCAGCAACCCTAGATGAAAATGGTCCTCGTTGAGCAGCTTCCCTTAAAACGGATAAAGTCAATTGCTTATCAAGCTCCTCTTGCATTCCTTCATCTTCTTTAGATTTGTAGGTTAGTTCTGTGATTTTATTAACCACATATGGTTCATCCATAAAAGTCTTAGCCCAAGTCTCAGCAAAAGTTCTTTTAAACCCAAGCCTCATACAAGCCAATACAGGATCAAAGTCTATTAGGTAATTCCTAACAAACTCATTCCTAAGAATCATTTCATTGTCGCTTAAAGGCTTTTGACCTTCATCTGTTCCCCAAAATTGCATAATCGTATTCCTTATTTTATATAGTCATAGAGCCTAAGTTAGTGACCCACGACACTAATCAATCCATTGCTTAAACCCTATGAATATATGCCCTATTTCTAAGGCATATAAGATTTAAGCTTTCTTAGCGCGTGATTTCTTCAAAAACTCAGGTTCATTAATAGTGTTCGAAGGAGTTAAAGTTTCAGTGACCACAGTTTCAGGAGGTGTTGAATCCAAAACCTTATCAGTGACCACAGGAGGTTCAACAACTTCTGGTTCCATCAACGCCACTAAATGAGCAGTAGTAGGATTAATCCCAGCTTCAATACCTGTATTGGCAAACACGGCAGCCACAATCAAAGGTAATTCTTCTTCGATTTTAGTTAATTCAAGCAAAATAGCCAATCCTACAGCAATTTTAATGTCAGTTTGATCTCGAATAGCAATTAATTGGTTTCGCATAGTCTTATACCTTTAGATGGTTGAACTTTAGTTTGATTATTGTATTGACCTTTAACAGCATAAGATTGATCTTCTGGTACAGGTGTATGTTTAAAGAAAACAATCTGACCGATAGCCATTCCGGGCTTAATTTTTAAATCGTGATAACGAGTTAAATTAACTAACTCAAGAGTTAACTTAGCACTATTCCATGTTGCATCACACCATCCAGCATTAAGGTGTTCTAAGAAGTTTCTTGCCATACTTGATTTCAACTTGTATTCTGCTGAAATATTATCTGGTAAGTTAAACGTTTCAAATGATGATGCTAGAATGCAATCACCAGGATAAAGTATATAACCACATTCTGTTATATCAATTTCACGGGTATTTATAGTTTCCTTTACAGATAAATCAATAAGTGGACGAGGGTAAATTTGTTGTTCAACTCTTATAATATGGTCCAAAGTAATATCAATACTCGAACCGTTTACTTGAGCCATCTTTGCATTAATTATCCCTGCTTCTACTAATTCGCAAAGTTCTGTATATGAAAGTAACATCGTTTAACTCCTTTGTTGTGGGTGCAAATAGGCTAGCATAGTGGTATAAAGA